CATCGTGATGACCTCGGCCGCGCGCTCGGTCGGCGGCTTGTTCGCGTACTCCCGGCCCATGTAGGGCTCCACGTACTTGTCGGGCTTCGCCAGCTCGTCCGAGGCGTAGCCCTTGTGGTTCGTGAGTATTTTCAGCTGCTGTAGCTGCTCGTGATTCGTGCGGCGCCTGTGCAGCTCTTGGAACGGCTTGTCGAGCCCGTTGACCATCTGCTGAAGGCGGTGCGTGAATTCGTGCACGGCAACGCCATGACTGTCGAACACCACCAGCGAGTCGCCGAGGTCGAGCTTCGTGCCCTTGTATCGCATCCCGTGCGGCGCGTGGCCGTTGCGAAGGTGGTAGCCGCGCCCGGGCTGGAACTTCGGACGCACGAGCCCGTACTCGTTCGAGCGCTTCACCCAATCAGCCGGAAGCAGATCGGCGGCGCGCTGCATCATCTGCTTCGCCGCTGGCGTCGTGCGGCCCATGTTGACCTTGCCGCCCAGCGGACGCGCCTTCCTGAGCCGCTCCATGAACGCGTCCTGAAACTTGCGGCCAAGCTCGAAGCGCCGCTTCACGTCGCGCGACACCGCCTCGAAATCGTCTACCAGCGGGAGGATCTGGTCCCGGACGATCTCGGCGCGCACGCGCGAGCCGGCGGCGATGTAGTCGTCCAGCGTTTCGAGCTTAGGCGCGGGCGGCGGCGTAGGCACGATCGGCTCCACGATCTCGCGCTTCGTTCGCGCCCTGCGCACCTTGCGCTTGATGGGGTCGGGGAGGCGCGTGATCTTCTTGTCGATCTCGCGAGCCAGCACGGACTCGCGACCATCAAGCGGGTGCACGCCCCAGCCGGGGTCCGGGTTGCCTTCAGCCGGCACGCCTTGCGTCGGCCCATTGCGCGCGACCGTCTGCTCCCGCGTCAGCGATCGCAGCGAGCAGCGACAGTTGTGCCCGAGCGGCGGCGAGTGCGTCGCCCAGAACGGATCGTCGACCGCCTTGATGACGCCATCGAGCGCTCGATGCGATGGCCGCGTCCGCGAGTCGTTGATCGAGTCATACATCAGGAACGGGCGGCGCTCCTTGTGCGCGCGGAACGACTTCCAATGTCCCGCTTGGTAGGCGTTCTGCATGTGGTTGCGCATCACGGTTTCGAGGCGATACGCGGGCAGCGCCCAGCTCTTGCGGGCCGCCTCCTTCTTGAACTCGTAGAACGTGCCGCCCTTCGCGAGCACGTCCTTGTTGAGGAAGTCGACGACGGCCTGGATCTGATCGATGCGCGCCATGTCCGAGATCGTGAAGGCGTTCCTTCGCATGATGTCGGTGTAGGCGCTCGAATAGTACTCGTCGGGCAGGACGACGCCGCGCGCTGCCGCGATCTTCAGCGCGTCAGCGAACGGCATGGGGTTCGTGATTGCCAGCATCAGCGCAACAAGGCGAGCAGCAGCGCCTCGTCCTCCTCCTTGCGTCTCCGCCTACGCTTCGCCCGCAGTCCCGGCGCGTAGCTCGGACGCGGTATCGCCGGCTGAGCATCACTCGCCCAGGCGCCGGCCCGCCATGCGTCAGCGCGCCATGCCCCGGGCTTCCACGCGAGCAGCGCCATCAGTACGGCTCCGCGTACCCGTTGAGCAGCAGCCAGTCGGACAGGTTCGGGCCGCCGACGACCTCAACCTCGGCGATCCAGCGCCCGTACTTGTCGCCCTTGTTCGTGCGGATCGTTACGTCAGGCGAGCCCGCGAACTCATCCATCATCCGCTTCTTCAGCTCCTTGCCGAGATCAGTCGACATCTCGGGGGCGTCGACACGGGCGAGGCGGACGCGGATGCGGTGCGTGATGCGAAACCCGAGGTCGACGTCGAGGTCGAGCGTGTCGCCATCAACGACCTTCGCTACCTTCGCGTAGTACGTCCACATCACGCCGGCCCCCACTCGTTGCCAGTGACACCCGAGCCCGTGAGCGTTGTGCCGTTGATCTTCCGAGCGTCGGCATGAAGCGGGGTCGCCTGCGCTTGCGAGAAGATGCCCGTGATGATCGCCGCGATGTCCGCCGGGAGCACGGCAGAGCCGACTGACACCAGCCGCAGCTCCACCTCATGCACCGAGAAGTCGATGTCCACCTCCACGGACTCCGAGAGCGGCGTTCGGTCGAAGCAGTCGCGCCCGGAGAACCCGTCATCGGTGAACGTGTCGCGCACGATGGTCAGGTTGTGGGAGGCGTTATACGGGACGATGCGACAGCCGCGCAGCAAGCGGACGTAGGGCTGGGTGTAGGTGAGGCCGGCGACCTTCTCGATGTTGCCGCCGGCCTCGATCATTGGCAGATACCGACGATGTGCCTCGGTGGTGCGGCGCAAGGCACGCACCTCCTTGAACACATCGAGGGTATCCACCTCCGCATCCGCCGTCTCCAGCGACAGATGGATGCGTCGTGCCTCGTAGTCGACAGACTCGACGACAGGCATTGCTCCTCCACATCAAGCGTTGTTATCGGCGGGCGGCGCGCACGTCACCGGGATGATCGCGGTGCGAGTCACGGTGAAGTAGGTGATGGCCTGCGCGGCCCCGCCGTCACCCTCGACCAGCACGACCATGTCCTTGTCCGTGCCCTCGGTGATCCCGTTCTCGTTGTTGGTGTCGTAGGCGTAGGCGAAGCTGATCTTGCCAGCCACCGCATCCGTCGAGACGTTGCCCTTCACCGGGTCGCCGTTGGCGTCGTTGACGGTGAACGCCGTCGCCGTGTCGAAGTCGCCCGTGCCCTCGTCGTAGAAAACGTGGTACCACGCATTCGTGTCGGCGATGGCCGCAGCGCCCACCGTGATCTGGATCTCGGGGAAGTACGGGTAGGTCTGCTGCACGCCGTTGTCATCGGTCATGATGACGTTCTGCTTCTCGGCGACCGACAGCCCCTCGATGAACAGGCCGGCGCCGCCGATGCTGCTCGTCACCACCTTACCGGCGGCGTTGCGGGTGTACCAGACGCGACCCTTGCGACCGTTGTAGTTGCCGGTGCCGTCGTCAATGTCGACGTCTTGCAGCGTCAGCGCGTCAAGGAACGCAGCGCACTGCTGCACCGTGCCGCCGCCCGTGTTGTGCAGAATCCAAGTGAACGGCTTATCGTCGCCGCCGTTGAAGCCGTCCTCCAGTTGCGCCGACGCCAGCTTCTCCAGCGTCATGCCGGTCCACGGCGCGATCTTCGATCCACCGTAGACGTTGGCGAGCGTGTAGGAGTTCGCCGGGTTGATGGACTCGCCGACACCGTAGCCGGCCGAGAAGCCCGAGAACTCGGAGATGCCTGACGCCACCGAGGTCGTCTCGCCGGGGTTGTAGCCCCACGAGCGGACGCGGACCACGAGGGTGCGGGTCGTGTAGTCGAAGTCGCCGGCAGAGGAATCGCCGTTGGCGGTGTCGCCAAACACCTGCACGGCCTCGTTGATGTCGCCCGAGCGGACGAAGTTCGTCCACGTCGCCGCTTGCAGCGTGGCCTCGTCGGTCGCCGTGACCAGTGACCAGTACGGAACGGTGCCAGCCTGAATATCAACCAGCGAGACGACGCCGTGGTAGATGCGGTCGGTGTCGGTCGCGCCGTCGCCCGTGTTCGCGAACTCGATCCAGCCCGAGGAGCGGATCTTGTTGCGGTCGGTGCCGTCCAGCTTCACGCCGTTGACGAAGGCGTAGGCGCCAGCGAATCGGTAGTCGCCCGCCGTGCCGCGCTCGTACTTGCGGAGCGTCTCGTCGGTGCGGCGCTGCGAGTTCTCGAAGTTGTACAGGGCTCGCATGGTGATGCCGTCGGTGTTGTTCAGCGGGTTCGTCACCATCCCCGCGCCGAAGTTCACCTGAGCCAGCTCGTCAGCGCCGATGAGCTGGATCTCGTTGTTCGCCTTGTCGAAGTAGACATTGCCGTCTGGCGCAGAGCCTCGCGGGTTGGTCGACTGCTTCAGGTTCGTTGCGTAGTTGGTATGGTCAATGAGCATGGCGGTCACTCCTTTACGATGTCGCCGTGGATGTTCTCAACGTAGCCCGGGAAGTCCTCAAGCATCCAAGCCTTCACGAAGGCGATGATGGCCTGACCGCAGCCGACGCCACTCAGCGTCACCGAGCCGCCGGTCACGGGGTCGGTGAACGTCTGCTGCATCATCGCGAAGTCGGACAGCCTTCTGTGGACAGCGTCAATGCGGTCCACCGTCTGATTCGTCTCGTAGGTTTCGGGGTCTTTCATGACCCGCTGGATGACCGCCCTCACCCACGGTTCAGCCTCCTCAGTCGGAAGGTCGATGGTCACTTGCTGCGCTCGGATCTTCTCGATCATGCGTTGTTGTCCGCAGTCAGCGTGATGTCGAAGGTGGTGGCGTTCGCCGGGATGGTGAACTGCTGCGTGAACTCCTCGTAGCCGTCCTTCATCACTTGCAGCAGGACCGCGTTGCCCTGCGAGCCGCCATAGGTGTAGGTCGTGGACGAATGCGACTCCACGCCGGCCAGCTCGGTGCCGTAGTCCGTGCCGCCAGCGCCGTCAAGATCGTAGACGCGGATCTCGGCGCCCGAGAGGCTGACGTTCGCCTGCCACGTCACTGACACGGTCGAGTTGACCGTGGTGCTCGCGCCCGTCCCGTTGCGGATGGTCGGCGTGTTACCGCCAGAGACGTTCAGGGTCACGGCTCCGCCCGAGTTGTTGTAGATGCACTCGTTGCCGGTCGAGCCGTTGCTCGCGGCGTACCCGGAGTAGGTCAGGTTGGTCAGCGAGTAGGTGCCAGCCGTCGTGATCTGGATCGCATGGTTGCTGCCGTCGCTGGTGAACGCGGTGTTGGTGATGGCGCTAGGGTTGTTCGACAGGATCGAGGCCGCCGCCGTGCTCTTGTCCACGACGCAGCCGGTGATGCTGGCGCCGCCCTGCGTGATCTGCCCGCAGCGCCGGAACGTCGAGCCGTTCACCGTGGTGTTCGACTGAAGCACGAACGTGTCCATGTCCGTGAACGTGCAGGCGTAGAGGTTGATGGTCGCGTTGGCGATGGCCTCGAACTGCCCCTTGGCGAGCGTGCCGAGCGCAGTCATCGAGATGGCGGTGAAGTCCACCCGGCTCGATGCGTGGCGGACCTCGACCCGGTTGAAGGC